ATGATTGACACGTCAGATGGACCCGTGCATCTTCGCGACTACCACACCAAGACGTTGTACGGACACCTGGTGCGGACCCGACGCGCGATGCTCTGGGCCATCCACGACCGCGATGCGGAGTCTGCGGCACGATCCGCCAAGAAGGCCGCTCGCTATGTGCGTCTGATTTTTCAGCGGATCGATAAGTACGGCTGGAGATCGAACTAGCCCGGTTACGTTTGAATGGCTGTTGTCAAGGCCCTTATCATTTGATGGTGTATCATTCGTTCTTCTTATGGGTTCGCGCCCTCGCGATGTCGTGGAGACGCCCGAGACGATTACTCTTGTCCCAGCTTGGATAGTGTTGTTCGTAGTGATGAGACCGGCACAAGAATGCGATGTTCATTGGGTCGTTATTGGTTTTGTCGTGATCGATGTGATGGCGTTCGACGCCGATAGAAGTTCCGCAGCGTTCACAAGGGCGCAACATGCGCTCGGCTCCTACCCAGAGCTCACCATCTTCTCCTTGATCACTCCAAGGATTATCGAAATTCATTTGCGTCTCCCTCAACTAATATTTACTATTCGACCCCGGTCACGCACAAAAGGCCGCGCGATATGTGCGGTTAATTTTGCAGAGGATTGAAAAGTACGGCTGGCGATGACGAGGGGCGCGCGTCACTGCCACGTTCTCGACGATGAAGGAACAATCAACCTGTTTGGCCTGCGCTTGGGCCTGCGGAGACGTCGGCGGCTGGGCAGGCGTTAGGTTCTGTATCAACTGCGGCGTCACGCTTTGGAAATTGGATTGCACATTCGCAAACACAGCTTGGTCAACTGCCGCTTTTTCTCCAATTCCGAGTGAGAAGTAGCTCTTCCCGTACATCTCGCGCGCGGCGGTCATCGCGTTCAAAAAGAAAAGCTGCGAAACGATAACGCGCTGAAGATCCTCTCCGAACTGTGCGTCAGCCATTTGTGACCCCTAACGTGCGATACTGGAGTTGATGCGGCCGAAACGTCCGCGCGACACGAACCAATTGGCGAAGTTCATCGTTGACCTCTCGGTTGGCGATGCGGTTGAGTCCGATCCGCTTGACGGTAAGAACGCGTCTGCCGTTGAACGCGGCAGACGCGGCGGAATGCGCGGCGGCAAAGCACGAGCCGCTGCGTTGTCGGCGAATAAGCGGCGAGCCATCGCAAAAAAGGCTGCCGCCGCACGCTGGAAGTAGTAGCGCCCACCACGGCAGCGTCCCTTCGGTCCCGACCAAGGTCTTCGGGGAAGCAGCTACCTTCCGGTTGTAGCCTCCGCTATCGGTGAGCATAGATAGCGGAGGCTACGACTTTTTTCATCGTCGCCCTCAAGAGTTCAAAACTCATCATCACTTCACCTCGAATCCGTTCTGCGATTCGTACTGGTCGAACTTGTCGATCAAGTCGAAGACGAACTTGCGATCGGCGGCGCTCAACGACATGAACTTCGTCGTTGCCGAAAGCGTCAACGTTCCGCCGCTGCGCAATTCGAGCGAACGCGATTCAGCAGCTGGTGCATCGTGCTGATCGTCGTCATCGTCGTCTTCAGGCTGAACGTCTTCGTCGTCGCGAACGCGCGTCGTGCGGCGCTTACGCGGCGTCGTACCGTTTGCGAGCGGCTTCGTCTTGTCCTTCAGCAGCAGATGCGATACCTGAATGCCCAGATATTCAGCGGCGTTAAGAAAAAAGCGGGTCGCCTTCAGGCGCGTATCGCCGGTGATGTTGTACGCCTTCGTCATCTCTTCCCCGAACTCCGCAGGCGTCGTCTTCGTGAGGTCGAGCGCGATCAGGGCGGCGTACTTCTGTTCGATCAACTTACGCATCGCGTTCTTGCGAGCGGTTTCGTCTGCGACGGCGACAGCGAGAAGCGCATGCGTGGGCTTCCCGTCGTCGTTGATGAATCCGAAGAATCGAAACGCCAGCAGGATTTGGTTTTGAGCTGCTCCCGACTGACCAGGAAATGCGGTCTTGTCGATTCGGTTCGGCATGTGCTTGGCGAGTCCGTCGAGCGTATTGACGAACGTTCTCCAAGGCAGGTACGCGGGCGTCAGGTTGGTAATAGTCTCGGTCGGCATGTCTCTCTCCTCTTGGTACCGTTCGGCACATCAAGACAATACCAACTATCCACGATACCTGTCAATCGTTACGACTGGTCGTCGCGAGATTGTTAGCGATTATCTCTTGTGGTATGAGAATACGCACGCGAAGATTCTTGGCATGATCACACAAACACTTTTGAATCATGTAGTTACAGTTCAATCAGCACGTGGACCTATTCGCCGCACCGTTGTTGCTGAACTTGGCGATGTGCTGATCTTAGCCGACCTTGAGAGCGCAGACGAGGCGAAAATGGCTGGAATCACGCCATTTTCTATAGGTTTTCCTCGAAACGACGTCCTAATCGATGAGGGGCTTGACAGTCAGGTATTGCTCAAGCATAATGTTCAGTATGAACCGGCTGAGCACGGCGGAGAGAGTTCGGATCATGTCGATGTTGGTGGAAGGCAACAGCCTTCGAAGCATCAGCAGAATGGCTGACTGTTCGATCAACACAGTCACGAAACTGCTTGTTGACCTGGGCACAGCCTGTGCGGCGTATCAGAACGAGCATGTGCGCAATCTGCGATCGCAGCGGATTCAGTGCGATGAGATTTGGTCATTCGTCGGCGCGAAGGAAAAGAACGTGACGCCGGAGCAAAAGGCCGCTGGCTGGGGTGACATCTGGACCTGGGTCGCGCTCGACGCAGACACCAAGCTGGTGCCATCCTGGTTCGTGGGACATCGTGACGCGACTACGGCGTGGTGGTTTATGCGTGATCTCTGCTCACGACTCGCGACGCGCGTTCAGCTCACGACGGACGGGCACAGCGCGTATCTGACCGCTGTTGATGAAGCGTTTGAGAGTGAAATCGATTACGCGATGCTCGTGAAGGTCTATGGCGCAGCGCGCGACGGAGCGCAACGTTACAGTCCGGCGCCATTTCTCTCGGCGCGTCGGGAGGTCATAAAAGGCGACCCAGACCCCGCGCACATTAGCACGAGTTATATCGAGCGCCAGAATCTCACCATGCGAATGTCGATGCGTCGATTCACTCGGCTGACGAATGGATTTTCAAAGAAGGCTGAGAATCACGCGCACGCCATCGCGATTCACTACATGCACTACAACTTCGCGAAGATCCACAAGACGTTGCGCGTCACGCCAGCGATGGCGTCTGGTCTCTCAACGCATGTATGGTCAATCGAAGAAATCGTTGGTCTTTTGTCCTAAGTGAAACTGAGACACTACCCGACTTTGATCAAGATGCGGTACAGCGCTAAGTTTTGCGTGGTCATCTGGTCCCGCTCGAGCATGGACGACGTGCGCTCATGGTCGGCATTGTTCTCACCGTTCTTAGAGCTGCTTGAGTGAATACTTCGTGCCGTTCTTATTGATCAACCCCGCTTGGTTGAGTTTGAAGATCAATTGCGGCACGTTGCTCCGACGAATCCCGATCGCGATGCCGATCTGCGTGTTGTTCATTTCGCCGTGGAGCAACAGCGCATCGATCACCTTCGCCGGATTGCCTGGGAGTTTCTGTTTCCACGAATCCCAAACGGCCGATACTCGCGCAGAGGTCGGCGTGAGTTCGTCCTCCCCGCCTACGCGCGCCATCTCACCGAAGACAAGCTGCAACGCCTGATAGAGCGGACTCAGTTGCTTCCGAAGGGCCGCGACTGCCTGCGACGCTTCTCGTTTCGCCGACGCGACCTCTCCATTTGCGACCACGAGACTCCGCCGAAGGTCCTTGTTGACCTGCTCAAGGTCCTTGTTGGCCTGCTGAAGCTCCAGAATCAACGTCCTATCTTCAAATACAGCGCCTTCCAACAACAAATGTGTCGGCATCATGCTCACCTTGGCATCATCTTTAGACTTTGTTCCACCCAAAGAATCCCGGTGCGAGCGCAAGCGGTTGCGCGTAGATATTCGCCAGCGCTTGCGCGGGCTGTTGGGTATTAACGGCTTGCAGGGACAGGTACTGATAATGGAGTCCCTGCTGGTTCTGTTGGAGTTGGCCGTACTGCTGGAGTGCCTGGTGGTAGCTGTTCTGGTACTGGCTGATAGAGAGGGTCTGCCAATGGTTCTGCGATGATGATGCGGACGGGTCGGCCAAGGTCCATACTGCGACTCCTTTGTCAATCGTGACGGGACGATGGTAGCGAGCTTCCAGTGCGGACCTCGCGGGGAAATCCTCAGGCACGAATATCTCGATGATCGTCATGCGGGCGGCGCGATACCCACGTTCGTGCTCAGCGATGCGGCCTGAGACCTCAACACGCGCCAGTACGCGGCCCTGGTGGCTATGGGCCAGCGCATCACTGCGCGTCTTGTAGGCATAGTACCCACAGGTGCAGGCCAGCTCAGGAGCCGGATGATTGCCGGTCTCCATACAAAACGCCCGACCAATGTCGGCGGACGGAAACGGTTGCGCTTGGGCGACGCTAAACAGGACGGCATCACACGGCCCGTTCGCATCGCTATGCACGCGACACTCGAACTTGCGCCAGCCTTCAAGGGCGTGGAAAAAATCAGGTATCTGCGTCATCGCGCCACTCCCACCGATGGCCCGGCATCGGACGCCAAGGCCATGAAGCCCTTGAACGCGCGCTCCAGCATGGACGACGTCCCACACCGTTCGATCTGGCGAATCGCTTTCAAGGTAAACGCAATCGCCGCGAGGTTCAGCCGGACTTCCTTAAACGTGTCACACGCGATGACGAAGTCGGGGGTGGCCGTCGAACGATTCGCCCACCGCAGCGCGTTATCGCGATGCTGCGTCAGCGCCCGAAACATCTCGATGTCTCCGCCACGGTCAGGGTGGTGAATGGCGGCGAGCCGACGATACGCGTCGTTGATCTGATCATCGGTCGGCGCCGGATCGTGAATCCCCAGCGCGTCTTGCCAGCGAAAATTTTCCTTTTGGGGCTTCGAGAAGTAGATCGCGACGCCAACGTCGCGCGGTTCCACGCCGGATGTCATCGCGCCGCGCAGATTGAGCGGCACGCTCGTGGAGATCACCGCGACGGGGGCCTTGATGCGTTCCAGTTCCTTGGCGAGTTCTTCCCGATATTGATTCGCCGTGCGCTTCCAGGCCGCCATCGCCTTCTGATCCTGCGGGCGCGTCCGGGGCCAATCCTTCGGCCACGATAGGGGGAAGGCTTCCTTCTTCTCGGCACTCATGGTCGGCATGGTCCTCACCGTTCCTCAATGTCCGCGTCGGCACGTTCGCGTTCTTCTGCCGCCGCTAGTTCTTCATCGAACGTTGGAATGTGAAACGAATCAGGATCGAATGATTCATCATGCTCAACGATCTGTCCCAGCGGAACGAATCGTACTTCTAGTCCGACGTCGTGCGCGGATGCAATTCGCAGCAACGTCTCTAGATTAAAACGACGTTTGCTCGGTTTCTCGATTTCCGCGATTCGCGGCTGACTCATTCCGGCGCGTTCCGCAAGTTCTTCTTGTGTCCAGCCCTTTTGGATTCTGAGCTGTCGCGCCTGAAAAGGCAGCCCAATTGCAATTTGTGACGCGACATAGGCATCACGATATTCCTTGCTCTTGAGTTCAGCGATCAGCGATGAGTGTGTATTCACTGGAGTTGTCACCGTTCTTCAATGTCCACGTTGTCTTGCAGCTTCAGCCACTTTTTGTCGCGGCGGTAGGTCGCGGTTCGCACCCCTTTCACATCGATCACATGACGATCCCCGCGCGTGTCGAAGAACACAAAGTCCGCAAGGTATTCCGCCACAATCGCCGTCCCGCCCTGCTTCGTCGGGCACATCAACGGGAAGGGTTCTTGTAATCGCAGGTCGGTAATCTCTCCAGCCGCTTGGCGAATCTTCAGCTCCTGATAACACACCGCCTCTTTTTTCGATGCGAACTCATGCTGCAACCTGGGATGGCCGCCGACGATTTCGACGCTGCGGAAGACGACGAGCGTTTGTTCATTGCGATACTTTGATTCGTCCTTGTAGGGAATCGTCGCGACCGACTTCTGGCGTTTCTGGAGGTGCCGCCGCAGATCGTCTTCGGTCCACTTCGTCATTTTTTAAATGCGTCACTCCGCCACGATCTGCTTGCAGAGTTCGCAGCGCAAGAGACCGTGGCCATCGATATACGTTGTTTGCTCGAGCCGATAACACGCTTCGCGCAGCAATTCAACCGTGTCGGTTTCGAAGGCTTCGTCTTCTCGCCACGCGCGAATAGCGCGCACCAACTGCGCCCGCGTCATCGCGGTGATCGCCAGATCGTGCAAGTCGCGAATGTCGATCATGGGCCGGCGATCCCTTCGTCCATGATGCGATTCAGCATGCGCAGCGCCGCCTGATTGGCATTGATCGCCGAGACGAGCGCGGCATCATGGCCGGCAAAGGCCGCCTGCATCGCCGTGTGCGCGGACCGAATCGCCGCGAGCGCGTCGGCGTGCGCGTCGAGAATATCGTGCATGGATTGCCGGATTTCCTGCTCAGTCATGATCGGCAACAGGCGTCGCGTGCGAGAGCACATTATGGGCGTTCGGAATCCCTGCTGGACGTTTCCGGCGTCCCGCATTCTTCTTCTCGACGTCGGCGAGGGCCTGCAGTAACAGCTCGCGAATAATCCAGGATTGCGATCGTCGTTCCTGCGCGGCCAACGCCCCGATGCGACGCCGCAAGTCGACGTCGGCCTTGAAGCCCATCATCTTGACGTCCGCTGCCGATGTTGTTCCGTCCGTAGCCGATGTTTTCTTTTTCACGACAACAAGAATAAGCGTCACTCAATGAGTGTGTCAAGTGCATAGCGTGTGTATCTATGTTTAATCATGCGTTTAACCTGGATTGTGGTGGAAGATCGATTCGCTGGCGGACAAAGTAGGGCATCCACGGACATGGACGCTGATGGGCGCCCACACTGGTACTTCATGCAGTGTCGAACTGGTACTTCATGCAAGTCAAGCTGGCAGTACATGTTAGGTAGATTCTTACGTTACGGTAGGCCAACTTTTACGCACTTGAAGCCTGCGTTCGATCGGCGTAGCGTGCGCGAATCTTCAAGGCACAAGACGGAGCGTACGTATGCGGTTGACCGGGCTCTGGTGGTGGATCGATCGCTGGCGAAAAAGTACGGCCTACACGGACATGACCCTCACGGAACAGGGCGCCTACCGGAATCTCCTGGATGAAGCCCATCTACGCGGCGGCCCCCTCCCAAATGACGAGCGTATCCTCGCCAAAGCGTGCGGCGATGCCATGGCATGGACATCGGTCCGCCAAGCAGTGTTAGCTCGGTTCGAACTCAAAGGCGACTGCTTATATAATGAAACCCTCAATGAGGTATTGCAGCGGTCGCGAGAAATGTCTGAGCGTCAATCACTTAACAGCCGAAAACGGTGGGATAAATACAAAAACGGACACGCCACAAAGTCATCCCGCTTATCCCATTCACTGTCCCACTCGACATCCCAAATGGCATCCCAAACCGATGCCACAACCTATCCCTCCGGATCCGGATCCGGATCCGGATCAGAAAGAGAAGAAGAAGAAGCGAAAAACCGTGCGGACGATTCAGCCGTGCCGCCGGGGAATGCCGACGCTGCCTCCCCCCCTGTAATCGAGCAGGAGAAAATACAAGAAATTCGTAAAGCGATGGCGGCGACCATGCGCCGCCCCCATGACAAGCCGCCCCGGCCGGTGCCGCGATGAGAACCTGGGACCGTGTGCGGTATCACGAGCGCTGCGGCGGGTGTGGGCTGTTACTCGAGATCAGCGAACCGGTGTTGCGGATCGTGCTGCGCGGCCTAGACCGCCCCCTGCTGCGCTGCCAGGATTGCGCCGGGCTCGCGCCGCTGGACCTGCCGCCGCTGCCAGAGCGCGCCCCCGTGGAACCGCACGTCACACGGATCGCCCCACGACACGCGGCGCGGGAATGGATGCCCTACCCCGATTCGGATTAGGAGCCCCGACATGAGCGCACAGTGGAAAGTCATCAAGACCTCGTTGGAACGCCTGGACCGCGTCCAGAGCACTGAATTTGCGCTGAACGATCTGGCTAAGCAAGACTGGGACGTGGTCGAGCTGATCCAAGAGCAGGGGTATGTCTACATAATCGCAAAAAAGCCAGCAAATTAATACAAACCCGCGAGAAGGCCATTTAAAGGCCGTCTGTGGCCCGTAGGTGAGCGCTCCTGCAAAGGGGGGATAAGGGGGCGCCGTTCTCGCGTCCTAGCGCCTTCCAGCCGCCTTGCTGGGCATCCTGGCTTGGCTGGTTGCCGTGGAAGAATGTAAAACTTACCAACGGTGGTCAGGAATCCAGCCTTTTCCGCAGTTGGCGGATTTCGTCGCTCTGGGTCAGCACCAATGCCTCCAGCCGCGCGACGGTGTCTTGAAGCTCCCGCATCCGCTCGTCAAGAGACCCCCGTTCGACGGTGATGGTCTTAAGCGCCTCGAACGCCTCGATGAAGGCCGCATCCGCAGCGTCAAACGCGACGTGGGCACGGCGAAGGCTGTTCCCCATCCGACCAAGCGCGCTATCGAAATCCGTCATATGCGGGCAATTTCATGTCTGTGTAGTCTATTGACACTACGTAGTATCATCGGTCTCGTGGTTGGCGATGTTGTTTCAAGCGCCCATCCAGTTGCGCGGCCTCGCGATAGGCATCCAGGAACCCGGCGCCGGTCTTGGCTGTCCGCAGCGCAGCACGAATCACCATGCTATCGGTGGGACGCACGCCTTGCCCGGCCAGCCACGCGGCCAGCTCGCGGACCAATTGGCGGTCTTCCTGATGCAGCCAAAACTGAATCGGCTGCCCGACGCGGCGTGTCGTCCGGCTGTTGCGCGCGTTCACGGGCTCGACGGTCAGAGCGTCAAGCACGGCGGGGCGTGGCGCGGTGCGCTGAATCGTCGCCAACAGGCCGTTGACCTTGGAGGTGGACGTTTTACGGCTCATAATGGCTCATAATACTGAGTCTGTTTAGACTGTGTTGTCTGTGGAGTGTATGACGGCAGCGCTAGCACCGCCACGGCGAGCTGTAAGACTTCCTCGCGCGCCGGGCTGTCGAGCGCTTTCCAGCCTTGCCCCACGGCATGCTGATAACACTGGCGGGCGCTCAGGGTCGTCGGCAGGGCCGGCACGCTGAGCTGTTTCGCACTCGCCTCGACCAAGCGGCCTAGCAGCGTCCCTTTCTGCACTTTGTTGAAGGCCACGCGCACGATCGCCGTGGCGTTGCGCCCGTGGACGAAATGCACGGCGTCTTCGGCTTCCCAAATATCGGCGGGGGAGGGGCTGGTCACGACCAGCACGAGATCCGCATGTCGCACAGCGGTCGCGGTCGCCGTGTGGTCCAGGTTGGGCGGAGTATCGAAAATCACGATCTCGGGCGTGCGGGCGTGCGGGTCAGTGGCCAAGAGGGCCAAGGCTTTGGTGCTGGTGCCCTGGACGTCCCAATCGTGCAGGGTCACGGCTTTGCCGGCCTGCCGAAAGGCTTCAAAGAGCAAAATCGAGAGCGTGCTCTTGCCGACGCCGCCCTTTTTGGCGAGAAGGGTAATATTCAACACAGTCTGCATATTATCATGAGTTTATGAAAGCTATGTAGAGTAACGACATCCGTGTCAGCGCTGGCCACGTCGTTTGTCATAGGGCCGACGCATGGCGGCGGCCATCGCTTTTCTCAGCTCACCGATACCAGGGGGGGCAGCCCACGAATTCCCCTGCGGCGGGACTGTACGCGGAACGCTCTTCTCTTTCTTTTCTTGATCTGATTCCTTATATGTAGCGACTGGGGAGTCGCTTAGTTGGGACTGAGCGACTGGGGAGTCGCTTAGTGAGGCTGACTGAACGACTGGGGAGTCGCTTAGTGAAGTTGACTGAGCGACTGGGGAGTCGCTTAGTTGGGACTGAGCGACTGGGGAGTCGCTTAGTTGGGACTGAGCGACTGGGGAGTCGCTTAGTGAGGCTGACTGAACGACTGGGGAGTCGCTTAGTGAAGTTGACTGAGCGACTGGGGAGTCGCTTAGTTGGGACTGAGCGACTGGGGAGTCGCTTAGTGAGGCTGACTGAACGACTGGGGAGTCGCTTAGTGATATGGCCGTGACAATTACGTAGTCCAGCCCGGCGATATGTCCAGCCGCGTCGTATCGCTTCTTCGTCAGGATCGCCCCGGCGTCGCGGAGCACCTGAAGCGCTCGCTCGATCGCCTTGACTGACAGGCCCAGATCCCCGGCGAGGGTCTGTCGCGTTGGCCCGTCACACTTCCAGTAGCGCGTGCCCAGCCAGACGTACACGAGCACCGCGTGCGCGTTGAAATCGACGCGTTCCACCACCCACTCGGGCACCATCTGAAACCGCCCGATGTCGTTTGGACGTTCGCACACGAGCCACCTCCCGGTGAGACGTGCGCGGTGCGAGGCTGTGCAGGTTGACCGCGAGCGATGGGATGCAGTACCCTTCTCGCGGTATTGACCTGACGGTGCCCGCCGTCACGTCTTTCAGCGGCCAGTAGGACACCATCCTGCTGGCCGCGTTCGTTTTTCTGGCCCGCATTCTACACCAGGTTGTGCCTTGTTCGTTCGCCTATCCCTGATATAGCGCTACACGTATACACCGATACACATCGCCTTCGTGCGGCGGACCAGCTAGACCACCGTGCTAAGGTTAGCGGCCAAGGAAAGACCCGCATGGCGAGACTGCCGCGCTATCGTCCGACGCCTCGCGGGGCCGTGGCGGCGTACGCCCCGGCCATTGATGGCCCGTTTCGCTGCGATCACTGCGAGAACTTTGTGGACGGCGATTGCAACAAACCGGAACTCGTCGAGGAAGCGAAAATGCTGCGCGGCTTGCCACGCTCGCGCCGTGTCGCGCCGGTCGAAGACGCCGCGTTGTTGCAACTTTTATAAGCCGAAATCCTTGAGGGCGCGGAGTGTCTAAAGTAGTTTTCCGAAGGGAGCGAAAGTGGAATACGACGGCATCGTCTACGACGACGACGATGAGATCATCGATTGTGACGGCACGTACGAAGTCCACCCGGCGGCGGACGGCGATGGATGGATCGTCGTGAATAGTGCGACTGGCGAACTCCGCAACGAACGGCATCACGACTGCGAGGACGCGATCGCAGCCGCCCGCGCGCTCAACGAGGGGGAGTAGCGCCTTAAATGTCGTTGATCTTCAAAGGCAAAGCGGCGCAGATCCTGCGCGACACGACGCCCGAAATCCTTTATGCGGGGTGGCGAAATGCCACTGATCTACAGATGAATGGCGATATCTACTATTTCACCGAGACCGGCGAATGGTGGATGGCGACTGACAACATCCTCGTCAATAACGACGTCCTCGTCGCACACCCCGACGCCATGCGTATCACGAACGCGTACGCCGTGCTCGATCCTGCGTTCATCGCGATCCTGTGTGGCGGCGAAGTTCACGGCCGGAACAAACGGCAATTTCCATGAGCCGCAATAAATGCCGCTGATCTTCAAGGGCAAAGCGGCGCAGATCCTGCGCGACACGACGCCCGAAATCAAAGTGCAGGGCGGCTTGAACGCCGGCAAGACGATTGTCTGCCTCGCGAAAGAAGTGCGCGCCGCGCTCCGCTGGCCGGGGATTTGGATTCTGATCGCCCGCTGGACGGATGAAGCGGTGAAGACGCTGCTGCGCCCGGCGTTCGAACAGGTCGCGCGCATTGAAGGCATCGCCGACATCCAGCAACGCTGGCGCGACAAAGAGCATTACTACCATTTGACCAACGGCAGCCGCGTGTACGCCTTCGGGTTCAAAACGCAAAGTCAGGACGTGGAACAACGGTATGGCAAAATTCGTGGGTTTGCCGGCTCCCGCATTTTTGTGGACCAGGCCGAACAACTCCCGCGCGACATCGCGGAAGAACTCCGCGCCCGATTGCGGCCGGACATCGAAGCCGCCCACAAGGGCGTCAGCTATCCGACGCAACTGACGTTCTCAAATAATCCGACGAATCACGGCTCGTGGCTGGCCGTGCAATTTCCGGCGAAGGGCCACATCGAAGGCCGCTACCGGTACGTGCTCTCGCTGTTTGACAATGAGCACAATCTGCCGCCCGCCTCGATGACGGCCATTCTGAGGACGTACCCGCCCGACCATCCGAAGTACCACACGGTCGTCCTGGGGGAGGACGGCCCGAACATCATCGGCGATGCGATCTATGACGCGCAGTTCGATCGCAAGGCGCATGTCCGCGAGATCGCCTATCGGGACGACATGCCGCTGCTCGAGGCGTTTCATTTCGGCACGCACAATCCCGTGTGGCTGACGATGCAGCGCTCGCCGCATGGCGGCATGCAGTTCCTGGGCGGCCTCATTGGGCGCCATCTGATGCTCGATGATTTTTTCCCCGTCGTGCATCGGTACCGGAGCGAATGGTTTCCCGACGACGCCGACATCCGCACCTGCACGGGGCCGATGGGCAAAACGTCAAGCGGCTATACCTTGCTCGATCAGATTACGGCCGCCCACTTTCTCCCGATCTCGCGCATCGATGGCAACTCGCCGGATGTGCGTCTCGCCATGATCGAATTTCTGGGCGGGGAATTGCGCCGGCGGACGGTGGCGCGCGAAGAAGCGGTCGGCGTCAATGCCGATCCGGCGAAGTGGCTCAGCGTCGATCCGAAGGGCAATATCGAGCGCACGCCGTTTCTCGCGTTCGCCTTCGAAGGCGGGTACGTGTGGGACGAAGAACCGGTGAGCGTGGGGAATAAACTGCTGCGGCAGGCCTATGAAGACGACGAATTTGCCAACGCCATGCACTGCGTGGAACATCTCGCGCTGAATTTCTGCGCCGGACAGGAAACGGAACAGGAACGGGAGCGGCGCGAACGGCAACAAACGCAGGACGCGCTGATGGAGGGGCCGGCGATCGCGGGCGGAGATTTGTCATGGCTGACGATGTAAAGGCGACCGGTGGTCTACACCGGGCCGCCGCGAATCTGGTTACTGCCTGCCGTGTCCTCATCCGGGCCACGAATGGGGCACGGGCTCCGGATCGCGGCTGCCCGATCTAGACCACCGAGACTGACGCCATGATCGATGAATTCGCGGATCAACGGCTCCCTGACCTCCCGACCGACGGGTACGCAACGCGGCGGGAACGCGCGCTGACCGATGAAATCATGTTCTTCATTCGCGGCGCGGAACGGGATCGGCTGTTCTTGCTCTCGCTCGTGTGCGACGGCCAAGACAAATTTCGCCGCGTCGCGCATAAGGCGTGGCACCATCTGCGCGCCGATACCGACCTGTGCGATGCAGTCTTCCGGTACCTGGAGCTGCTGGCGGGCGCGCATCCGCATTTGCAGCGCGATATCTTGCTCCACGAATTGCCGATGACCGGGATCGATCATGTGTGGGGACGGCGGCCATGACGCCCGTCGTCTGCGATGCCTGCGGGAACGACACGGCCCAGCGCGTGACGATGCTGCTCATGGTGGATGACTGGCCGGCGCAGGGACAGAGCGATGCCACGCGCCAGCTCCAACTGCAGCATGTGCTGCCGCCCGACTCGATCACGCGTATCTTGTGTGAACAATGTCGCGCGAAGATCCGCGCGCTGGTGCCGTGATGGCGACAAAAACGAAACTCAAGGCCGTGCCGGAGGAAGCGCTGAAGCGGTTCAAACGGTGCGCGGAGCACGAAGAAGAACAGCGCAAAGCGATTCTCTCCGCCAAGAATTTTCGCGTGGGCAACCAGTGGCCTGACGAAGTGCGCCTGCAACGGCAAGGGGCGCCGGCGATTCAAGGGCTCGCCCCCCAACCGGCCCGCCCCTGTCTCACCGTCGATCGCATTTCGCAGCCCGTGCGGCAAGTCAGCAACGGCGTGCGGCAATCGAATTTTCTCATCGAAGCGCTGCCCGCCGGCAACGGCGCGACGAAGGAGACCGCGCGCATTTTCAAAGGCTGGATGCGGCGCCTGCAGAACGATGCGCGCGACGACGCGCCGATCGAATGGGCGGCGGACCAGGCGGCGGAAGGCGGGATCGGCTGGTTTCGCCTGATGACGTTTGAAACCGATCTCGATCCCCAGCATCCCTTCGATCAGGATCTCCGCATCGAGCGCGTCACGAATAATCTCAGCGTGTACTGCGACGAAACCGCCGTGAAGCCGACACGGGCGGATGCGCGGTATCTGTTCGTCACCGAAAATGTGCCGCGCGACGAATTCACCGATCTCCATCCGAACGCGAATGCGACGACACTCGATGAATTCCGCGCGACGGGCGACGGCGACGGCTGGGTGACGGAAGACAGCGTGCGCGTGGCCGAATACTGGCGCGTCGAATGGGACGAGACGCGGCAAGTGGAGCTGCACGACGGCACACTGCTCGAGGGGCAGGCGATTGGCGAGGCGACCTCCGGCGACGGCCCGACCGATATCAAGCGGGAGCGCACGAAGCGCACGCGCAAGGTGATGTTTTCGAAGATCACGGCGACCGAAACGCTATTCGAAACCCCCTGGCTCGGCACGCACATTCCCTATATCCCGATTCTCGGCGAAGAATTGAACGTGGACGGCAAGATCGTCGTGCGCGGCGTCATTGCGCCGGCGATGGACGCGCAACGGATGGTGAATTACACCTACTCGGCCGCCATCGAAGCGATTGCCCTCGCGCCGAAAGCGCCGTTTCTCTACGCGGCGGGGCAGATCGACCGCTACAAGCGCATTTGGGCCTCGGCGAACACCGCGAATTATTTCGGCCTGCCGTACGATCCCATCACCATCCAAGGGCAACCCGTGCCGCCACCGCAGCGCTCGACGGCGGAAGCGCCGATTCAGGCGATGGTGCAACTGATGATTCAATCCGAAGAAGGCGTGAAGGCGACGACGGGCATTTTCGATCCCTCCCTCGGCAATCTCACGACGAAAGATCGCAGTGGCACGGCGCTGCAAGCGCTGCAGGGCGCGTCACAATTTGGGCAATCGAATTACCAGGATAACGTCACGCGGGCGCTCGTCTATGCGGGCGAGCTGATGGTGGAACTCGGCCCGAAGATTCTTGACCGGCCGGGGCGCGTGCTCCAGATTCTCCAAGACGGCGACGAGCCGGCCAACGTCATGCTGGGCCAGCCGTTCACGCAGGCCCCTGACAGTGGCATGCCGCAGCCGGTGCTCGGCCCCAATCAGCAGCCCGTGACCGATCCGCAGCAGGCGCAATTGTTCGCGGCGGGCCTGGCGAAGTTTTACGATTTGGCGGCCGGCAAGTACGGCGTCGTCGTGAACGTCGGCCGCAATTCGATCACGAAACGGCAAGAAAGTAATCGTGCGCTGGGCGATCTGATCCCGCATCTGCCCGAGCAGATGGCGGCGGTCCTCACACCGGAGTACATCGAAACGCTCGACTTCGATGAAGCCGATACCGCCGCCGCCGCCGCGCGTCGTGCGCTGCCGCCCAATCTCCAGGCGCCGCCGGATCAAGCGCTCTCGCCGGCCGTGCAGGCGCAGCTCGCGCAATTGACCACACAAACCCAACAGCTCAATGCGGCTCTCAGCGGCGCCAAGCAGATCATCGACACCGACCAGATCAAGGCGCAGCGCGATCTCCAGAAAATGAAACTGGAAAAGACCGCCGACATGCTCCGCGACCACGTCAACAATGCCGCGAAGATTCTGATTGCGCGGATTCAGGCGTCCAAGGATGCGTCCTTCGCGGGCGGGCAGGAAGAAGCGCTGTCCACGGGCATCACCCAGGCGCACGAGGCGTATCAGGCCGCCCTGAATCGTAACCACGATTTCCTGCTGGCGGAGCAGGGGCACCGGCACACCCTGGAGCAGAACGCGCAAGATCACGCCCATACGATGGATGAGCTGGCCGCGTCCCCGCCGCCGCCGCTGTCCAACGGAAACGGCGCCGACGCGGGGAATGGCGCGGATACAGGAGTGTCGGCTTGACACCGAAATGCCGTGAGGCGCAGACTGGGGCACTTTCTATGCCAACAGGAATCGTCAGCGCGCTAAGTCTCGGAGGCTGACCATGCCGAAATTCCTCGAGAATAAACTCAAAGCCGAGTACGGCCAAGACAGCGCCACCCCCTACAAGGTCATGAACGCCCTCGGCGTCATGCGCGGCAACGTCGAAACGCCGAAGGGCGTGGCGATGGAGGCCAAGCATGCGGCGGGGCTGGACGCGGCTCGTGCCTCGCATCCGTATGCGCCCCGCTTGGGAAAATTTTTGCATCCCAAAAAATTCTCGCGGTAAGCCATGGCCGACGATCTGACGCCGACGGACGCGCAGCACACCGTGGAACTGGACAACGGGATCGTGCTCGCCGGCATGGGCGGCGACCACGAAGCGCTGCAGGCGCAGTTCGAAGATCGCGCAGAAGCCCTCACTGGCACGCCGGTGGAGGGCACCTCAGAGACGCAGGCGCCATCAGCAGCGCCTGCGCCCCCCCTCACTGAGCCGGTCGAGCCGACGCCTCGCGGACGCAAGCGCTACGACGTCCTCACGCGCGAACGTGAAGACGCGATTCGTGCGCGCGACGTGGAGAAAACGGCGCGCGAAGCCGCCGAAGCGAAAGCGCGGGATCTCGAAGCCCGGCTGGTCGCGCCCCCCGCCACGGCGCCGCCCCCCGTGCCCGCGCCACGCGTTACGGAGGGGATCCGCGCGAAGCCGGTCGAAGAAGAAATCGGGATCAAATACGCGACCCATGCCGACTTTATCGTGGACCTCGCGCGCTGGGTGGTGGAAGGTGAACGCGCAGAACTCATACAGACGCTCGACGCCCGGACCACGTCTCGCATCGAAGCGGACCGGGCCTCTCGCAACCGGATGGATCTCGCAAACAACGCGTTTGCGCGTGGCCGTTCCGCTTATCCCGACTTCGATGCACGGCTCAATGCCCCGGAGGTCGCGAAGATTCTGCTGCCCCCCAGTCATCAGGCGGCGATTCTCGCGATGCCGGAGGCGGAGCATGTCATGTACGAACTTGCAAGTCATCCCGAGACGTTGCAGCGGCTGGTGAGCTTGCCGCCCAGCGTGGAACTCGGCATGGAACTCGCGAGGCTCGTCCCGCGCACGGCTGTCGCCTCCCCGGCCTCGACAGCGTCCGTGGTCCGTTCCACCCTCGTGCCTGCGCCCCCTCAGCCGGTGGGGTCAGGGACACGGACCACGAATCCTTCGGCGGCGGACATAGCCATGAAGGGCGGCGATGATTACGACAGCTCCGGCTATCGCGAAAAACGCCGCACGGAATTGCGCCGCTGACAGAAGACGTCGTCGGTCCACGGTAACGGGAGCCGATGATCGGGTCGGGCGTTTACGCCATTCAGAATCTCGTCACGGGTCGGACATATATCGGTAGTAGCCGAAATCTGTCGAGACGGTGGAAAGTCCATCTCTACGACCTGAAGCATGGCGAGCACCATGCGCGAGAGTTGCAGACAGACTGGCAACTCTATGGTGAATCCTCGTTTGTGTTCGTTGTTCTCGAACGCATTCAGGATGCGGAACTGCTTCTCATCAGTGAGCAGTTGCACTTAGATCGCATCGACAACCCATACAACACCTATAAGCGGGCTGATTACCGAGAGTTTTGTCGCGAACTCGGATATACCAATCGTGGTCGCGTTCGCAGTGCAGCAACGCGGGCAAAGATCGCGGCTGGCCACAGAGGCAAAAAGCTCAGTGCGGCGCATCGCGCCAAAATCAGCGCTGGTCTTCGTGGCGGAAAGCGCAGTGCGGAGACTCGTCGCAAGATGAGCGAATCGCGGCGGAAAGTTGTTGTCACGTGGGGTCCGCAGATCAGCGCGGGCAAAAAAGGGAAGTCGATTCCTGCGATTAGTGTCGCCAAGAAAGGCAAACCCTGGTCCGAAAAACGTCGCGCTCTATTTGCCGCTAAAGTATTGCAGGATAAGGATAAGTAGATGTCTGCTAACAACTTCCTTACAAATCAGGTGATCACGTACGAAGCGCTTGACGTGTTGGAGAACACCGACAGCGCCTCGCGCATTATCAACAAGCAATACAGCGACGAGTTTCGCTTTGGCGGCGCGGTGCTGGGCCAAACGCTCTCCATCAGAAAACCGCCGCGTTATGTCGGCCGTCTCGGCCAGGCGGTCAACATCGAAGGCATCGCCGAAACCTTCGTGCCACTCACGCTCGCATTTCAACGGGGGGTGGACACGACCGTGACATCGCAGGATCTCCTGCTGCGGATCGATGATTACCGCGAGCGCATCCTCAAGCCGCAGATCGTCCGCGTCGCAAACCTCATCGATCAAGATGTGTGTTCGCTCGCGCAAGGGCTCAACAACTTCGTCGGCGTACCGGGCACGACGCCCACGACGCTGACGACGTACCTCGCGGGCAAAACCAAACTGGACAACTTCGCGGCGCCGATGGACGGCGAGCGCAACGTGATCAACAACCCGGCGGCGGACGCGTCGATCATGGACAACCTCAAGGGCTTGTTCCAATCGGCGAGTGAGATCAAAGAGCAGTACTTGTCCGGCGCGATGGGCCGCACGATCGGCGCCGACTGGTACATGGATCAGAACATTTTCGTGCAGACGGTCGGCGCGCTCGGGACGACGTCGAATCCGATCGTGAGCGCGGGACAATCCGGCTCGACGATCACGACGACGGGCTGGCAGGCGGGCGCGGTCACGCTGAACGCGGGCGATATCGTGTCGTTCGTCTCGGCGACGACGCCGGTGAACGCCTTGAACCCGCCGAGTTACCAGAACACGGGACAGCCGATGCAGTTCGTCGTGACCGCCACGACGAGCGATGTCGCCGGCACGATCGCGATTCCGATTGCGCCCGCGCTCGTGCCGCCGGGATCCTCCACGCCGCAGAATCAGAACGTCACGAACGCCCCGCCGACCGGCTGCCCGGTCTTTGTCTACAATCAGCCGGCGGCCAACTTCGCGCAAATCTCCGGCGTCTCGTCCCCGCAAAATCTGTTCGTCCACAAGGATTTCGGCACGTTGGCGATGGTGGACATGCCGCTGCCTGGCGGCGTGGACAAGGCGTATCGCGCGGCGTCGCGCAAGACGGGCAATACCATCCGCGTGATTCGCGATTACGTAGCCACCAGCGACATGTGGATTGCCAGGCTCGACGTCCTCTATGGGACCGCCGTGCTGCGGCAGGAGTACGGGGCGCGAGTGGGAGGGTAGGATGCTGACCGGCTTCAGTGCAGCGAGCGCAGCATCGTAATTCTGGAGAAACCATCATGGCGACAGTACAGACGACCACCAAAGGAGCAATGACCAACAATCAGTCCACGGTCGTGCTCACGGCGTATACGGCGCCCGCCGTCGGCGCGATTCCCGCGCAGAAAATTCTGCGCGTCGATGGCGAATGGATGCTGATTGCGGATGACACGCTCGCGCCGTCGCTCGCCGTCGTGCGCGGCTTCAACCTTGGCGCGCAAACCTCGTATGCCGTGGCGCACGGCAATCTCGCGACAGCGGTCTACGGCATCGCGACGGATTTCCTCGCGCCGGGTCTCGTCTTCGCCGGCACGAGCATCCAGAGCTACAGCGCGAGCGGGTCGATCGCCGTTCCGACGATGCCGAGCGGCGTGCCGATCATGATCTTCCTCAACGCCACAAGCGCCGCCGCGATGACGTTGGCGGCGCCGGCGCCCGAGCAGGATGGGGTGACGCTGGTCATCACGTCGAACACCGCCTTCGCGCATACCGTGACGGCGACGGGGCTGTTCAATGACGGATCGACGACCACCAACGTCGCGACCTTGGCCGCGAATGCGGGCGCCTCGATGACGCTCGAGGCGTCACGCGGCAAGTGGAATGTGATCAGTTCCACGGCGGTCACGTTCACCTAAACCCTGCTGTGATCATGGGACGTCGTCGATGGGCGACGTCCTTGTGGTCATTTCGCAAAGGAGCAGTGTCGATGTCCACGAATCAGTCAGGCGGCGCGTTCCTGCCTGGCGAGGATGCCGTAATCACGGGGGCGTGGCAGTTTTCGCGCGTCTTGACGGCGTCAAGCGATGTCACGGTCGGCGGCACGTTGACGGTCGCGGGCCACGTCGTGCAGTCCTATACCGAAGGCACATGGACACCGACCTTGTCAGGGACCGGGGGCGGATCTGGACAGGTCTATGGTGAGCAAGTGGGGCACTACGTCAAAGTCGGCAAGCTCGTGACGGCCTCGTTTGACGTGGGCGTGAGCACGGCGGGCACAATCTCTGGTGCCGTGATTGTAGGGGGCCTGCCGTTTCCTGCGAGTGGGAAGTCCACATGCTCGACGCTCTGGGCGACCACGGCGACAAGTTGGGTCAACGTCATCGGCTTCTCGGGGAACTCGACGAGTTATATCCAACTATTGGGTACGACGCTTGCGGGGAATACAAACAGTAATCCTTTAACGCCGGCGGATATTACGAGCGGCACGACGTTTTACGGCACGATCTCCTATTTCACGCCCTGAAAGGTCACATCAGTTTTTCGCCAAGGAGTCTCGGATGTCGAATTCATCAGGCGGCGCGTTCCTCCCAGGCGACGGCGCCGTGATCACGGGCGCGTGGCAGTTTCTGTTCGATCCGGTCCAGCCGTCCTTCAGCGCGACGCGCGTCTTGACGGCGGCTGATTCCGGTCAAACGTTTCTTTTCGATCGGCCGGACGGCATGACCTACACGCTGCCGAAGCCGGAGATCGGCTTGCATTTTGGCTTTATCGTCACGGTCTCAAACACGAGCCACACGAATGAGATCGACGTCGATGCGGCGACGACGTTTCTGCTCGGCACCGTGCTGGTCACGAGCATCACCGACGGCGCGACGCATGCCGCCGTGGCCGATGGCACCGCCCACGTCAAGCTCGCCGGCAACGGGACGACCACGGGCGGCCTGAAAGGTTCGCAGTTGTGGGTCCGGGCTGTGTCGGGATCTATCTGGCACGTCTTCGGGTTCTGGAACGCGAGCGGCAGCCTCGTGACGCCGTTTGAATCTGCGGATCCACCAGCCACGCCACGGCCGAAGACGCAGACGCCGGCGGCGTACGACCCGCACGGCCCTCGCCGCCGGTAACGCATCCAATTTGAATCACTCCACCATAAAACCTAGAGGAGATATGAGCCATGCCAAGCAAACAGGTAACGATTCAGGGGGTGATGACCTGGGAGGGGAGCGGCGGGCCTGGTGACGGCGGTGAGCATCCGGCGCACCCGATCATGGGGCCGGGCATCCCGACGCATCCGATCGCGGGACCGCCTCCCGGCATCTGGCCGTCACCCGGCACGCCGACGCATCCGATCGCGGGACCACCTCCCGGCATTTGGCCGTCACCGGGCACGCCGACGCATCCCATCGTGATCCCTCCGGAAGCGCCGCCGCCGCTGGATATGGTCGCGCCGCCCGCCGTGAACGTGCCCGTGGAGTACACGCTGATGTTTTCGCCGACCTATGGGTACGTGTTGATCCCGGCGAAGTCCTAAAGGAGTCCCTGTGCCCTCGATCAATCTCGAAGACTTGCCGCCAGAAATTCAGGCGCTCGTCAGCAATCTGAACGGCGGGCGCTCGCCGATTCCCAGGCCGTTGGCGGATTTGCGTCCGCCGACGACGGCGCGCGGGCGGTTGCATCGGCCGCACTTCGAATGGAGCGCGGACCCGGATCCGAATCCGCCGCCGCTCGGGCCATATCCGATGTTGTTCTGGGACGCGCACGGCATCGAGCATCGCGTCATGAGCGACGCGGAGCTGCAGGCGAAGCCGGCGGATTGGATGCCGTCGCCGCCGCTCGTCGCCACGCGTACCGGCGCCGATGCGCTCCAGCACGAACTCGACGCGCTCGCGCCGGAGGATCGCGCGTTCCTGCTGGACGCGCAAAAGAAGCAGCGCCTGCAACGGATCTCGGATCGCCTCGCGCAGTTGACCGATACCGCCTGGGCGGCCCTGCAATCATCGACGCCGCCGCTGGAGGCCAAGGGCGCGGACGCAGGCGATCGTGCCGCGCCGGCCGGTGTGGGCACGAGCGTCAGGGGCGCCGACGGCAAGGGTGGGAAACGATCGGCGTAAATGATCTTTCTCACGCTGACTCGCTCGCAGGCGCAGGACATCGCGGAGAGAACGCAGGACGTCTCCGTGCTGGACATGATCTGTTCGCAGATGCTCGCGGAGGACGCCTGTGATCTCTGCGACGAACCGAAGACGATCGTGTTCCGGGATGACGGCGACGGGCTCCGCGTGGCGGCGATGTCGTTCACGAATGCGTCGGCGGCGGATCAGGCGTGGGATCATTTTCTGACGGGCCGCTGGCAACGGGGGCATTGAATGGCGACGGTGCTCAGTATCCTCAGCGACGCGCTCTATGAAATCGGCGCCTACGCCGTGGGCGGCACGATTTCGGCCGCGCATCAGGCGCTCGGGCTGCTGCGCTTCCAGCATCAGCTCGAGGCGTGGCAGGCGGACGATCTCACGCTGTTTCTCGAGGAACGCGACGTCTTTCCGCTGCCGGCGGGCAGCAATACCTTCACGATGGGGCCGACGGGCAATCTCATCACGACGCGGCCGGTGTATATCGGCAGCATGAACTACATCGTGCCGGGCACGGTGCCGCCGGTTGAAGTCCCGATGGGGCCGATGGATCGGCAAGCGTACGAAGCGCTCGCGATCAAAACGCTGTCCTCGTCCCTGCCGCAACTGTATTTCTATAGTCAGAGCGTGCCGAACGGGACAGTGTTTGTCTGGCCGACGGTGAACCAGATCGTGCAGCTCGCGATCTATTCGCCGCGTGGCGTGGATGTGCCGGCGACCTTGACGACCAACGTGACCGGGCCGCAAGGCTATGCGGAAGCGTTCCTGTATCAACTCGCCTTGCGCCTCTGCGGGCCGATGGCGCGGCCGATTCCAGAGGCCCTCCCGCAGATGGCGGAGGCGGCCTTTGCGCGCATGGTCCGCCCGAACGTGCAGCCGACGCAGCTCGGCGTGGATGCGGCGCTGGTGCCGTCCTTTGGCGGCGCGTTCAATGTGTTGACCGGCACGACCGGCGGCCCATCAAGTCCGCGCTAGGAGCGAATCCGTGAAATACCTGGCCCCGTTCAACAGTGCGTCGCAAGCGATTGTCACGAGTGACACTCTGTTTCTCGCCGTGCCGACGGACGCGATCTATGTCGGCGGGGGCGGCGATGTCACCGCGATCATGGCGATCGATCCCGTGGGGAATGCGGTCAAGAAGACGCTGACGTTCAAGGCGACGACACCCGGATCGGTGCTGCCCCTTGCCTGCTGGGGCGTCCAAGCCACGGGCACGACGGCCACCAACATGATCGCGCTCTACAGCGTGTAGCCCATGCCCACCCTCGTGGACGATCTGATCCGCTCAAGGATGGCGACGATCGACGACGTGCCGGCCTTGGTGCGGATGGGCCAGATGTTTCTGGCGACGTCGCAGTATCGCCAGTACATCGGCGACGATCCCGCGTTCTGTACGGCGGCGATGGTGGGACTCCTGACGATGCCGGGGCGGACGATCTTTGTGTCGGAGCGGCGCGGCGAGATTATCGGGATGCTCGGCGTGATTGTCTTCGTGCAACCGTTCTCCGGGGAATTCGTGGCGACGGAAGTGTTCTGGTGGTTGAATCCCGCGCATCGGGGCTACGGGGGCTTTCTGTTACGCCGGGCCGAACGCTGGGCGCGTGCGTGTGGCGCCACGCGCATGACGATGATGGCGCCGATCGACGCGCCGCGTGTCGCCGAGACGTATGTGGGCCTCGGCTACACCGCGATCGAAACCGTGTTCTCGAAAAATCTCGCAGAGACGCCGCATGTCCGCGATTAGTGGCGCGGCGATCGCGGCGATCCTCGCTACGGAAGCGGGGGCGACGGTGGGCAGCGCGCTGATCTCGGCCAACGCCGCGAAAAGTGCTTCGCAGACGACGGCGGGCACCGCGCAAGCGTCGCTCGATTTCTTGAAAGCGCAGAAAGCGAAACAAGAGGCCGCGGCGGCGCCCTATCTGGCGCTGGGCAACTTCGCGACAACCCAACTCCCGTTCCTCGCGGCGCGCTCGCCGTTTCAAACGGGGGCAGCAACCGGCGCCGCGCCGCCTATGTCGGCCGGACCCGCGCCCGCCGCGCCTGGACCCCTGCCGGGCGTGCCGACCGGACCCAGCGCGCAGATGTTGTCCGCCCCCCAGCCGCCGGCGGGGGGCACCGCGCCGCTCGCGCAACTGAATGCGCCGAGTCCCACGACGGGCGCGACGATCACGTTGCGGGCGCCGGACGGCTCGACGCGCAATTTCCATCCCGATGATCCGATGGTGGGCAAAGCGATGGCGATGGGCGCGGTGCAGGTCTGACATGGCCGATTGGTTCGACACCGTGCTGCCGTCGCAGTCGTATACCGGGATCGGGACGTTGCCTGGGTGGACGCTGCCGTCTCAGCAGTATTCCGGGATCGGGACCTTGCCGAGCGCCCTTCCATCGGTGCCCTTGCCGACGTCCAGCGGCGGGAGCAATGACAGCTCCTTCGCGGCGTACTCGGGACTCGCGCAAGCGGGCACGGGCTTGCTGGGCGCGCTCATCCAGGCCAACGCGGTCAAAAGTGCCGCCGCCACGCAGGCGGCAACGTCGCAAGCGTCGTTGGATTTTTTGAAATCGCAGAAAGCGAAGCAAGAGGCGGTAGCGGCGCCGTATCTGGCACTCGGCGATTTCGCCACGACGCAATTGCCGTTCCTGGCGGCGCGATCGCCCTTTGAGACCGGGGCACCGACCGGCGCGGCACCGGTCGCGCCCGCCGCGCCCACGGCCTCGCTGCCGGCCGTGCCGCCGGCGGCGGATCCGATCTCGCGGGGCTTGGCGCAACTGCAGCGGCCCACGGCCGCGACACGCACCGAAGTCACCCTGCGGGCGCCTGACGGCACGCGCCGCAATTTTCGGATCACGGATCCGCTCGTCGAGAAAGCGCTCGTCATGGGCGCGGAGCCGGTCTGATGGTGGAGTTTCCGAAGTCGGCGACCTGGCGGCGGGGGCGGCGCGGAGAGAGAGAGAGAGAGAGTTGGGGGGAGGAGTCCCGTAATACTTTTCGTGACCACTCCGTCGCCTGAAGGCGACGGCTTCTCAAGACACGCACGGCGCCGTCGCCCACGTTAACTCTTGATCGCGCAGTCCACGCGAGAGGATGAGTTGAGCCGAGACCAGATCCCGATCGTCGACCAGCCCGCAGGCGGCGCAGATATGCTCGCGATCGTCGAGGATCTTCGGGACACGCGCCCCGCAGAGACAGGTCTGAGTCGTGCCGCGCGGATTGACCTTCATCAACACGCGCCCGGCACTCTCAGCCTTGTACGCGAGTTTCGCGAGGAAGGACGCCCACCCGGCATCGTGGACCGACTTCGCCAGCATCCCGGCGGCCAGTCCCTTCACGTTCAGGTCTTCCACGGCGATCAGACCGTAGGCATTGACAAGCGAGCGCGCGGCCTTGTGATGAAAGTCGGCGCGTTGGTACCGAAGATGCGCATGCGCGCGTTGCAGCAGTCGGACGGCCGCGCGGCGCCCCCGGCTGCGTTTCTGTCGTCTGGCTATGCGACGTTGACACAGGCGCAACCGTTGCGCGGCCGCCCGCGCCAATCGCGGATTCTCGATCGTGGTGCCGTCGCTGAGCGTGGCGAAGTGCGTCAGGCCGACATCGATGCCGATGCTCTCAGTCGACACGGGCAGGGGCTCTGGCTCGCTTTCGACGCTGAAGCACGCGAACCACTTGCTGGCCTCGCGCTTGATGGTCAGCGTTTTCACTGTGCCGACGATGGCCCGATGCAATTTGATCTTGATCGCGCCAATCTTCGACACCATCAGATGTCGGCCGTTCACCGCGAAGCCATGTTGCGGGTACGTGAGCGAATCGAACCGGCGCTCGGCGCGGAAGCGGGGGAATCCAGCCTTATCGCCGCGGCGCACGCGGCCAAAGAAGGCGCAGAATGCCTTGTCCACACGACGCAGGACGTCTTGCAGCACCTGCGCATAGACGCCCGCAACATCGGGTCGCTCAATCTTAATCGCCGGCAGTTGCGCCGACTGCCGATTCAAGCTGATCGATACGCGGTTCATGCGCCACGCGTCCCGGCGCTCTTGCAGCGCTGCGTTATACAGTTCGCAGCAGATCCGCAATTGGTCGTCGAGTACGTCGCGTTGTGCCGATGTGGGGTAGAGCCGATAGCGGAAGGTCTTTTTAGACATCCTTCTGCTGCTCCACGTACTGCTTTATCACTGATAGCGGCCTAATTATGGCGCAAGATTGGTTCGACAATCTCAATAACCCCTATAGCGGTGCGTCGTCGGGCTGGGATGCCTCCATGCAGGCCAATGCGCCGGCCCTGCTGGCCCTCTATCAGCGCTACTACGGCACGTCCACGCCGCCAGTCGATGCGTTCAATGCGGCGCTCGGCAATCCGGGCGGGATGGCCGCCGTCGAGGCGATGATGGCGGCGGACCCGAACAGTCTGCCGAATCAAGGACGGTCGGCCGCGACACCGCCTACGGCGACGACTGGAGCCGCCGCAACGCCCGCCGGTCCAGGAACGGCGGCGCCAGCAGCGAGTGATACGCGGCCCGCCGGGTCGTACGGCCATACGCCGCCGCCGGGGACGACGCCGGACGGATCGGCCATCGTGGCGCCGGGCGTGAATCCCTACACCGGGCAAACCTCGGGCTTGCCTGCCGCTGACCAAGCCAATGCGTCGGCCCTGTTGGGCCTGTACGAAAAATACTATGGGACGTCCACGCCGCCGCTGGCCGACTTCAACGCCAACTTAGGCAATCCCGGAGGGATGGCCGCCGTTGAAGCGATGATGAAGGCGGACCCGAACAACGTCCAAAACCGGCTGGCCGCGGCCCTGCAGCCAAAGCCGGGGGACGCGAATACCCCGCAGAATGCCGTGGCCGCCGCGCAGGCCGCCGCGCCGGTCGCGCCGATCACCGCCTTTCCACCGCCGCCGCCCTATCAGGGCCTGCCGCCGTTGTCCTTGCCGCAGATGGCGGCGCCGACGCCCTACGCGCTGCCGACGGCGGCCGATGTCGCGCAGATGCCGGGCTATCAGTTCACGCTCCAGCAGGGGATCCGGAACACCGAGACGTCCGACATTGCGCGCGGCACCGGGCTCGGCGGGCAAGCCCTGAAAGACCTCGCGCAATATACGACGGGGCTCGCCGATACGACGTACGGCAATCGCGTCGCGCAGACGATGGCCGCGAACAATCAGAACTTCTCGCAAAATTTGGCGACCAATCAGTTCAACGCGGGCGCGCAAAGCACGCAATACGGACAGAATCTCCAGAATCTCGGGCAGACCTTTCAAAATACCTACGTGCCCTATACGTTTGGGCAGACGTACAACATGGCGCTCAATAATCAACTTTATAACCAGTATCGGGGCTCGCAAAACGACGCGTTTAGTAATTGGCTCGCCCTCGCGCTGCTCGGGAATCAGACCAACCAGTTCACGTTTTCGTGATGTGCCATGCCACTGAACGAGGAAATCGCGCAAGCGTATAACCGACTCGGCGAAGCCCAAGCGCTCGGCCAGATCGGCGCCGGCCAAGCGTGGGCGCAGGGCCTACAGCAGGTCGGCGCGACGGTCGGGAAGATCCCCGAGATGGTCGCGCAGCAGCGGCAACTGCAGGACGAGCAGCGCGTGCGCGATGCGCGAACGGCCTTCTCCACCGACCTCGCCAACACGCCGCCGCTCAACGTCGACGGCCTGAAGCTCTACGACATTCCCAGCCTCCTGAAGGCGGGCGCCACCAGAGGCTTTGCCGCCGACTATCTGCCGAGCCTCCAGCATCTCGATGCCGTCAATCAAGCGGTGCAAAACGTGAATCACACGCGCCGCGCGGCGCTCGAACCCATGGCGCTCGCGGTCGCGCACAGTAACTATGATCCCGGCCTCACCCTCAATTTACTGCAGAACGCCGAAGACAATCAGCTATGGAGCAAGGCGACGATCGACGGCTGGAGACAAGACGTCCAGAACCATCCGGAGAAAATCAAGGGGATCGTCGGCATCTTGGCGGGGACATCGGGACAAAAACAGACCGTCATTCCGGCGACGGGGCGAGGCGCGGCGCCTGCCCGCGTGATCAATGAACTCGGCGAGACGGTCGCGACCGGATCGCCCGCGTCTCCTGAGGAACCGACGACGCCGGCGGGCCTCCAGTTCTCGGCGGCCGGGGCCTTGGGCCCGAATCCGACGCCGGCGCAGATACAAGCCTATCGGGCGTTGGGCCTCGGGCCGCCGATCGCAGCGGCGCCTGGAGTGAGCCTCTTGGGACGCAGTTCGTTCTTGCCCAATCTGTTCGGCGGCGATCTGGCGACTGGGCAGGTCGCCGGTCAGGTGCCAGGTCAGGCAGCGCCCCTCGGGGGGATTGGGGCCGCGCAGGCGCCCGGTCCAGCGGTACCCAGTCCTGCGGTACCCAGTCCTGCGGTGCCTGGTCCGGCAGTGCCTGGTGCGGCGGTGCCCGGTGCGGTGGTGCCCAGTGTGGCGGCGGTGCCCGCAGGCCCGAAGCCGATCTATACGGCGCCTGAGCGCGACGAATTCAAGCCTGAACAACGCATGGTGAAGGGTGTGGCCACGACCCTGAACTATCACACGGGCGGCCCGTTGAAGGGGCAATATACGATCCCTGGCGCGGACACCGTCCCTATCCCCAACGCGCCGATGCCCCCGGCCGCGATCATCGTGAACAATGCGGCGGCAGCGGCGGCGGCCAATGCTCCGCTGGTGGACGCCTCGCGGCCGTCTGGGCCGACCGCGAACAAACTCGATCCGGCCACGGGCCTGACGCCCAACGGGATGTATCAGTCGGCGATCGCGTGGGGGCTGCAAGGCAATGCGGGGATGCCGCCGACCGGCCGGGGGGACAGCCCGCGGGCGTCGGCGGTCCGGAACAGCATCATCAATAAAGGGTCGGCCATTGCGGCGGCGGCGGGGGTCGACCTGCCGACGGTCCGCGCGGAATACCGCGCCAATCAGACCGCCCTCAATAAATTGCTGCCCCAAGCCCAAGCCACGGCCAATGCCGCGAATGCGGCGACGGACAATCTGGACTTAGCGCTCCAGATGAGTCCGAACGTGACGCGCACGGATTCGGCCTGGGTGAACCAGCGGGTGAATGAGTTTGTGCGGGGAGTGACGCCCGCCGTCGCCCTCACCGATTTTGAAGTCAAGCTGTACACGGCCGCCCGTGAATACGCCAAAGTGACGTCCGGCGGCGCCCTGTCCGCGCAAGGGCTCACGGATTCGGCGGCGAAGGAAGCCAGCGCGCTGATCAATGCCGCACAATCGCCCGACGCCTTGGCCGCCGCGGTCAATGCCATGAAAGCCGACATGGCGAACGTGACGCGTGAACAAACGAACGGCTTGAATCGCGTCTCGAGCACGATTGCGAATTTCTTCAGTGCGGCCAATGGCACGCCTGGTCCGACAGGGGCCGGCGGCCCGAGGAAATTGACGGCGCAAGAACTCATCGACAAGTACAAGTAAATGGCTGATCCCTTACCGCCGTTGAACGGCATCGTGCAGAAGATGATCGATGCTGGCGAATCCGAAGAGAACATCGCGACCGTCATTCAACATTACCAAGCGAATAGCGGTGCCAATTCGCAGACGACATCGCCGGACACATACGGGACCGGAGCGCTGATCGCCGGGGCCGCGAAAGGCGCGTCTGGGGCGCTGTCCGATACGGCCAATGCGGCCTTGAAGTACGCGCTGACCCCAGCAAGCGCCTTGCGCGTTGCGCCTGAGACGGGCTCTGCGATCGGGCAAGGAGTCACGATTTTGGGCGGCCTAGGGACGGCGGCCACGGCCGCTGCGACAGGACATCCCATCGAGGCGGGCACCGTCCTCCTCAACACGGGGCCAGCCGCATACTTTGCGGGACGAGGCGGCTGGCATACCGCCAAATTAGCGAATCGACTGATGCCACCCGCCGAAGCCGCCGTCAAACAAGGTGCGCTCAATCTCGCGTTGAATCCCGTGACGCCCTATCTGCAATCCGCCTTGAAAGCGGTGAGCGCCGTGGGAGGCGCCCAAGGAGTGAACGATCTGGCGCAGATGGCCGAACCTGGACGCCAAGACATAGGTGTCCTTGGCGTCGGCCCCTCGGCCTCGGCAGACACGATCACGCCAGAAGCCGAAAAGCAGATTATGTATCGCGTCAATCAACGCCTCAAAAACGGCGAATCGCCGTACAACGCGCTCGTCGCCGAAAGCGGCAATAGTGCGGCGATCGCCAACCGCATCATGTCGCGTTTCATTGAATCTGGCCCGAACATTGCCAGCACGCCCACGTCGAACCCGTCCACGGCGCAAGTGCAGGCCGTGCAATCGCTGATCGACACGAAAGGGCTGAGCCCATCGGCGGCCATTAAGAGCGTCACGGGTGGCGATGATCGGCTCTTCGGGCCGCTCATGACGGCCTATATGCGGTCTCGGATCAAGCCATGACGAACGCGGAGCGGCTGATTCTGCGGGCGCGGCAACTGCTCGACGACAACACGCTGTCGAATAATCAGCGCATTCAGTACGCGCCCGCCTTGCTGCGCCAGCTCGCCCTCAACACGCCGTCCCTCGCGCGGCGGCGGGCGGCGCTGAATGAAGTCACGGATCCGGCCGTGCAGGCGGCGCTGGCCGCCGCGCTCGAGGCCATCGTTCCCGTATGATTCGCCCCCATATTCTCTGCGGCGGCGAGCGCTAACGTGGTCCTCGCCGGCTTCATAGGTCCGTCATATGTGCTGACCTCACCCAATGTGGCGGTCGAGACGCTGTACAACTGGGCGCCGCAAACGGTCGAAGTCCCCAACGAACGCGCCAAGCTCGTCTACGCGCCCACGCCGGGCCTCACCGTCTACGCGCTGCTCGATGATGGGCCGGTGCGCGGCGGCTTCTACCAGGACGGCCGATCGTTCTGTGTGTCGGGCCTCGGCGTGTATGAATTCTTCACCAATGGGCCGCCGATCAAGCGGGGCATGGTCTCGGCGAAGGATGCCAATCCCGTCACGTTCTCGAGCAACGGCAATGCGGGGCATCAGCTCTACATCACGAGCGCGGGGCGGGGGAATATCTACGATCTGAATGCCAACACGGTCGCGCCGATCACGGCGCCGGGCTATCCGGCCGCGACGCCGATGGGCGCGTATCTCGACACCTATTTCCTGACGATTCAGGGCGGCTCGGCGCAATTCAACATCAGCGCGATTGAAGACGGCACGCAGTGGGCCGCCCTCGATTTCTCCATCCGCGTCGGCGGCTCCGACAATTTGGTCGGGATTATCGAGAACAACAAGATCATTTTGCTCTTTGGCACCAAGACGACCGAAGCGTGGTACGACGCGGGCGCCGGCACGTTTCCGTTTCAATCCGTGCCGCAAACGATTCTCGAGATGGGCTGCGTCGCCCCGTATTCGATCGCGAAAACGAGCGGGGCGGCCGGCGCCGTCGTCTGGCTGCATCAGACCTCGCGCGGGCGGGGCATCTTTGTCATGCAGTCGGGCGGATCCTATGGGACCCAACGCATTAGCACGTACGCGCAGGAACAGGAGTGGCTGAAATATCCGACGTTCAGCGATGTCGTGACGTTCACGTACACCGAAGGCGGCCACGATTTCGCCGTCGTGACGTTTCCCTCCGGCAATGCGACGTGGGTCTATGATTTCGGCGAACATCTGTGGCATCGGCGCGGCTGGCTGAATCCCACCACGGGCCTGCAGGATCGGCGGCGCGAGTGGGTCCATTGGTTGTCGCCGAGTGGGCAGCATCTGGTCGGTGATTGGGAAGTCGGGACGGTCTATGTGCTGGATCAAACCGTCGGCACCGACAACGGCCAGCCGATTCAACGGCAACGCCGCGCGCCGCATCTGGTGACGGAGCTGACCACGAATTTCTATTCCGATTTCCGCCTGGACATGGAAACGGGGCTCGGGGCAACCACCGGACAAGGGAGCGCGCCGCTGGTGCTCTTGAATTGGTCCGATGACGGCGGCCATACGTGGAGCGATGCGCTCGAACTCGATGCGGGGAGCCTCGGCAAGTATCGGCTGCGGTGTCGCGCGGCGGGCACGCTCGGCAGCTCGCGCGATCGCGTGTTTCAGGTCACGGTGTCCGATCCGATCCCGTGGCGCGTCAATGAAGCGTACGTGAACGTCATCCAAGGCACCTCATGACGAACCCGAACCTGCTCTTCGATCCGCTCAATACGCCGTGGGTCCAGCGGGATAACAAACTCACCCCAATTGCGTGGTCCGTTCTGCAGGGCCTCAAGGTCGGCCTGTCCACGATCGATCTCACGGATCAAGTCTCAGGGATTCTTGGGGCCGTCAATGGCGGGACTGGGGTCAACAACGGCGCGCGCACGCTCACGCTGAATGGCGCCAGCCTCACGTTGACCATGACGGCGCCCACGTCGGTCACGCTGCCGACGTCCGGCACGTTGTTCGCGCAAGGCGGCGCGCTCACGGCCTCAAGCGTGACGGCGTCGGGCACTGTCCAAGGTGGAACCGTGACGTCGTTGGGCAATGTCCAAGGCGCGACCGTCACGGCCACGGGCAACGTGTCGGCCGCGAACGTCGTGGCCTCGGGCACCGTGTCGGCCGCGACGATGGCGACCTCGGGCAATGCCCACATCGCCGGCAATCTGACCGTGGACGGCATTCTCACGCCTGGCGTGCAGAGCCGCAAGGTGACGCCCACGACCATCACCAACAGCAACGCCGAAACGGCATTACATACCTACACCGTGCCGGGCGGCACCCTCGGCACCAATAGAATTCTGCATATCAGCGGCACCGGCACGATCACGCAAGGGACGGGGGCGGCGCAAAATATTACGTTTCGCGTGAAATACGGCGGGACGATCGTCGCTAATCTCAACTTCTCCAATGTTCCGCCGTACGCCGCTGGCATCCTCGGGCCGTGGAGTTTCGACTGCGAGATCGCCGGGGCAGGCGCGACCAATGCCCAAACCTCAAAATGCATCGGCGCGATCGCGTTTAATAGTGGGTTGTTCACCGGGACGGGGTCGTCCTTTCTGGACCTGGCGGCCACGAACATCGTGCAGTCAACGGCCGTCCTGCCCTCGGTGCATGCGAGTGTCGCCGTCGATTCGACGGTGAGCCAGCCGCTCGTGGTGACGGGCATTCTGGGGGTCGCTCAGCCGACGATATCGATCACGCTCTCCACGGCGTATGTCGAGGTGAAATGATGGCGGCGATTCAGGGCGTCGGCCTCATCAATCCGGTGCTGCAGTTCGAAGATGGCAACGGGATTCCGTATGCCGCCGGGACCGTGAGCTTCTACGCGGCCGGCACGACCGTGCTCCAGAACATCTACAGCGATACGGCACTCTTGGTACCCCTCGCCAACCCGATGACGCTCAATGCGTCGGGCCGCTCGAGCAGTGACGGCACGAACACGTCGCCGGTCTATTTTCTGCCGCTCGCCTATGACTACACTCTGAAGGACAGTACCGGGGTCGTGATCTATGGCCCGGAGACGTTCTCGGGCAGCATCTGGCCTGGATCGCTGCAAGGGATCACCGTGCTCAGTCCGCTGGCCGGCCAGAATGGCTACACGAACCGGGTCACGACCACCCTCAACAAAGCGGCGAGCGGCACGCACGCGCTCTTCACCGGCACGCGGTTCGATCGGACGCAGATCGGGGCGAATCCCTCGACGCTCACGGAAGCGGACACGGTGTACATCGAAGGGCCGCCGACGGCGGGCAGTACGGTCTACGCCCTGAATGTGGCGTCGGGCAATGTCCATATCGGCGGGACGCTAACGGCGGATGGAGGCGTTTCTGGCACGTCCGCCGTCTTGGACCACAAAACGACGCCCACGGTCATCAGCAATAGCGCCGCCGAAACCACGTTGTATTCCTTCGTCGTGCCGGGCGGCACGCTCGGCGCGAACAGAGTGTTGCGTCTCAGCGGCATCGGATCGGTCTTTCAAAATACTGGGGCGACGCAAACGTGCATCCTGAAAGTCAAATACGGGGCGTCGCAGGTCGTGTTCATCACGTTCAACACCATCCCCGTCAGTCCGAACGCCGGCCCCTTCAATTTTGACTGCGAGATATTTGCCCTCACGACCGGCCAACAAGCCACAAAATGTGCGGCGGTGCTCGGCGTGAATAACGTGGGCGCGATCTTCAATGCGAGTACGGGCACCTCCAGCGTGGATATGTCCCAGACAAATATCGCGCAGCAAATGCTGTGGATTCCGTCCGCCGGCACGGTGAACACCGATTCCACGGTGAACCAAACCCTCACCGTCACGGGCCAACTCTCGGTCGCCTCCGCCGCGATGAACATGGAACTGCAGGCGGCCTACCTCGAACTCAAATGAGCAGCGTTGAATTCGTGTTGATCGTCGTCGTGATCCTCGTGGTGGCGGCGCTGACCCATTGGTTCGGCGATGATCCCGCGTACTTTGGCGGCAGGCCGGGACTCAAACCGCCGATCGTGTGGGCGCTCGCCGTGCTGATGATTCTCCTGGTCTGCGGGGAATTCGCCGGCCGGTAAACACGGAACTCACAATGAGTCTCGTTGAATTCGTGCTAATCGTTCTCCTGATCGTCGGGCTCGCGGCGCTCCTGGTGCCGCGCGTCGTTTGGGCAGGCATCGCGCTCGTGCTCATGGTCGCCGGCTGGCTCGCCGTGACCGTCGTGTACGAGGTGCTGACGGTGGTCCGCGCGTGTCGTCGGGGGTTCCGGCCCGGAGTCCGATGAATTATCTAATCGTCGGCATGGTGGGGTTCGTCGCGGGCGCTGTCTGCTTGGAGCTGTTCGCGAAACGCCTGGAGGCGGCCATCATCCGCGCGATGACGATCCCGTCGCTGCCGCCGCCGCGCAGCGCAACGAAGGCAACGACACCGTCGGAGCCGTTATAA